AGATATATGGTGATACCCAGAACACCATTAGAAGTGAAAGGGTTTATCAAGAATCACCTGAAATTAAAAAATAGTATAAACACACATCATGGAAAATTTAACTCAAAAAAATGAATCTATCAAACAAATTGTAATGGAAAGACTTTTGGAAGATGGATATACAATGTCAAATAAACAATGGGATAAAATAAGTAATATGCCATTTTTAATGACATACATAACTGGAACAAAAATGGTAAATGAAGAAGATTATACTTACAATTTTATTAAACACTATATTGATACATATGGTCTTCCAACTAATGATGAAATTGAAGTAATGAATGAGATTGAAAAAACAATATTGACACAAGAATAAAAAAAGAAAGGAGGACATTAAGTCCTCCTTTTTGACTAACTACGAAGGAGCATTTTTTGAATTTAGGTAAAACAATGGATAAATAGAGTTCCGTAGTTGTCTTAGTTAAATATAAAAATTTTTATACCCAATTAAATATTTTTATTTTTTTTATTTTCATAAACATTCGGATTTCTTGATCCATCTGGAAGAAATAAGTTATAAATCTTTTTTACTCTTTTTTTATATTTCAAATTGTGTTTATCACAAAACTGTTGATGAACGTCTTGATTTACATCATACCCAATTTTGGTTATGAATTCATACATCAATAAAAAGTCTTCTTTATGTGCGGCTTTTATATTGAATTGATCTTCCCATTTTTGTTGATATGGTTTAACTTTTTTCCAATCACCATCTCCTTTATAAATTTTTTTATTCTGACTTTTGCAAATTTTACATCTACTGTCATATCCATCTTTGAATACATTATTCTTGTAAAATTGTTTAATTGGCTTTTCAATGTTGCAGGCTTTACATATTTTCTTATCCATAATGATAAATATATTGTATCTAGGCAATATTTATATTTAGTATGATTGATGATTGGATCAATAATAACATAAAAGAAATGAAAAAGATTGTAAATGCAATTTCAAAAAAGAATGATCTTGACTTATTTCAAATATGTGTTGAGCAATTTTTAACTAATCAGAGATTGAAAGAAATTCCTGATAAAGAAAAATTATATTTCTTCTCAAAGATTGTAAAGAATAATTTTTTTTCCAAGTCAAGCCCATATTATTATACTTATGGTAAACATAAATTTAGTGAATTTACTCAAAAGATTGAAATTATTGATGATCCAATTAAAGAATATGTTGATCTTGAATGGGTAAAAAATGAATTAAAAAAAATTGATTGGTATTATAGAAAATTATTTGAACTCTATATTGAAGAAAATTGTAGTATAACAAAACTAAGCCAAAGAACTACAATACCCATCAATAGTGTGTCAAGAGATATAAATAAAGTTAGAAGGATATTAAATAAAAGGAGAATTAAATTTTTAGAAAATGGGTTGTAATTGCAAACAAGCACCAACAATAAAGAAACCAAACGTGGTTAGAGTAAATGGTGTAAATACCATAACAGAAAAAATACCATTACCATATACAAGAGAGAATTTAAATAGATGTAATGATTATTTTATCTCAAGGATCCAAAGTGATAATGAAAAAAATTGGGTTATAGATTTTCATAATGAACATTTCGATGAACAATTTCCACATGGTTATTCTGGTGATGGTTGGCTTAGAATAAAAAAAAGAATAGATCATCTTAGAAGACAATTAGATGATTTTGAAAACAACTAAAAAACAATT